GTCCATCAGATGTGGTAAACGCTTCACTTAATGTAATTGGTCTTTTTTCCTCATCACCTGTTTCATAATAATGATGAGGAGCTTCACGATATGGCCACACACGATGTGTTGCAACTGAATGACCCGTTCTTTGACCATCTACGTTTTCTGTTACGTTATCACCATCTCCAAGGAATGCATTCCCATTATCAGTTGAATTCAATGTAGTGTTTTGTTTAACGATTATTTGATTTAAATCTAAATCTCTCTTCACAAAAGTTGCTCTAGCACCTGATTGTGATCCTAATACTTGTTCATTTAATTCAAATTGATTTACAATTGAATTTTGAAATGATGTTAATCCTAAATCGGTATTAAATGTTGTTCTTGGAAACGTAGAAATAGCATATCCACTGAATTCAACGTTTAAATATTCTTGTAAATCTTCTTGTGACATTGGCCATACTGACATTCCATCATGTAAATGATCGTTAACAATAAAAAATGTCCAGTAATAATCTGATGTACCGTATAAACGATAAGACATTCTATCTGGTCTTTCACCATTTCGTATTTGAACGTTATTATATATTGCAGCATTATCCATAGAAGAACCTTCTACTCTTACTGAACGATATATATCTACAACATTTTGTAGTACTCCATCCATATTAAAATCATATGATTGTGTAGGGAATTGTTTAAAAAATGCCATTAGTCTGTTCCTCCAGTACTATCATCTAAATCTTGAGTTGCAGCTTTTCCATCTGCATCTGATTTAGTATATTGATAATGATAATCTAAAGAATTATTTCCTGGTGTATATAAATCATCTTGTGTAAGCACTTTTGCTTCAGTAAACGATAGTTTTATTGATTGTTCAACAGGAGAACCATCAGCATGAAACATATTTCCGCTATCGTTAAATGTAGTATCTAATCCTGTACAATAACAATCTTGAATAAACGGTAAATATGTGTTTCTTTCTTCACCCATCATAAATATAATTCTAAATTTTGGTGGATATTTTACTGTTAATTGACCTGCTTTTGCTGCATACATGTTTTTTCTAAACCAGTTTTCAATATTTTTAGCTTCTTTTGCTTCATCTTGTGATTCAGAAATTAATTGAAAATCAAATGAGAATGTACGAATTGCCATATTATCAAATGCCATATTTGTAAAGGGATTTGCTGCTAATCCTGAAGCCATCATTTTTTCCGTAGCTGCAGCTTCAGCTGTACCACCAAATTTCTTTGCAAAATTTAACATTCCAACCATTGCATCTTCTGTTGATAATTTATTTGATTCACCAACTCCAAGTTCAGCTCCTAATGCTCTTGCTGCTTTATTTGAACCTAAATCCACACCACTATATGATGCACCATCTGTAACTCCAAGTGCTTTAGGCATATACATAAAACACATCTCTCCTGCATCAGGATTATTTAAGTGAATTGTTTTAAATGCTACGTAGTTTACACCGTTTTCGATCTGTTCTGAGAGATCGAATGGAAAATTTAATCTTGCTGCCATTGTTTATTCCTATTGATTTAAGAAATTCAATCTCGAAATACGAGATGAATTCGGTGCTAATGTGTTAAATGTTGTCATTGATGATGAACTTCCGCCCATTGCCATATTGATTGCACCTTTTGCTTTATCATCAACATCTGGTCGACCTGCTGCATCAGCTTGGGCTTTTGCATTCGCAGCTGATGAACTTATCATCGCTTGACCATCTGCTGTTTGTTTTCCTTCTATACCCACAACTTTATCAGATGAGATATTGTTTATTAATTTTTCTCTTTCAATCTTCTTAAAGCCCATCATTGCTCTAAATTTATCAACTTCTTCTTGTTTTTTCAGTTCATCATCTGATGGACCTTGAACCTCTATATCCACAGTTAGATCTGCACCTTCCATAGCTGCTTTTTGTTCGGCTTCTTCTTCTAATTTTTTCTGTTCTTCAGCAGCTTTTTCTTCATCTTTTTTGATCTTTTTAAGTCGAGCTTCTGTTTTAGCAGTTTCGGCATTATTGGTTTTCATTTCCTCCATCTGAGGCATTTCTATTTCAAAACCAAACCATTTTGCAACCTTTTCGATGAATCCCATTATCACATTTGCAATTCTAATAAACACATTTCCAACGTGTGCAAATCCATCTTTTACATATCCCCAAGCTATGAAAATTAGATCCATAACAGAACCAACTCCCATTGCATCTCTTAATTTTGTCATTAAGAATGCAAATACTCCAATCGCTGCAGCAATTGCTAATCCAATTGCAATAACAGGTGCTAATGGAATAAGAGCAGCACTAAACATAGCTAAAACTCCTCCACCAGCTACAGCATTTGCAGTAGCTGCACCCATTATAAGACCTCTTAAAATCAAGAATCCTTTTCTCATAATTGTTAAGAATTTACCTATACCTTTTGCAATGTTTCCAATTCTAAGGAATCCACGTAAAATATTTGGTAAAAATATAATTGCTAAACCAGTTAATGCTAATGCAATTGGTCCTAAATTATCTTTAACCATTTGCAATTTAGTTTCCATATCACCAGATATAAAATCTTTTATACCTTGAATAATATTTCTAACAATTTCTAAACCTGATTTAATTGCTTCGAATAAAGTTTCAGGATCCATAAACAATAATGCAAGAGTACCGAGAACCGCAACTATACCTCCACCTTTCAGTAGATTATTTCTCATACCCTCTAAATTGTCTGCAGAACGATTGATACCTTGTTCCATACGTCCCCAAAGACCAGCCATTTTTTCTGCTTCTGCTTTCTTTTCTCTTCGTCCTTCTTCATCATCAGCAGCTTTAGATAATTCGTTTAATTGAAGTTGAGCACTACGTTTTTCATCGTCAGTACCAGTTTCGGTAATTTTTATTAAATCATTAAACCTCGTAGACATTTCAATTGAAGCTTCGTTTGCATCTACATTAGTAAATGCATTCATGTCTCGAAGTTTAGCAGCTAGATTTGCATTATTTGCCTCATCTACAGCTCCAGCTTTTCCTTCTTGCATCTGATCTGCAAGAAATCTAATACTTCCTTCTTTATTTCGAGCTTCTTCTTTATCTAAACGTCTATTTAAACGATCATCTTGTTTCTTTTGACGATCTTCAAAAGATGTATTATTTCTAGCACGATCATCTGCTTCTGCTTGTTTTCTCTTATCTAATTCTGCTTTAGCTTCTGTTCTTTTTGTTTCTCTATCTGCTTTATCATCATCTAGTTTTTTCTTACGAGCTGCAGCAATATCTTTTTTCTTTTGATCAGCTTCTTTTTTATCAGCTTCAGCTTTTGCTTTACGCGCTGCTTCAGCAGCATCATCTTTAATTTTTTGTGCTTTTTTCTCTTCTTTTAAAGCATCAGCTGATGCTTTTTTCTCTTCTTTTAAAGCATTAGCACGACCTTGCAAGTCTTTTTTAGCTTGTTCTGATGCAGCTTTACGTTCTGCTCTTTCCGCTTCAATAATCTGTTTTTTTGTAAGATCGGCCATTGCTTATTTCCTAGTTAGGGTTAGTATCTCCATGCTCTTTCGCAGCACTTGATGTATATAGACCAAACCATGCAGCACCAGCACCTACAAGTACTGATATCAGACCTGATTGTTCTAATGAAGGTTCAGCTAAGTCCATAAACCAAAAAGTTGCATAGTATAATAAGTACATGTATATTCCCAAGAACGCTCTTGGTATAATTCTCCATGCATCAAATGTTTTTGCTAAATAAACCCATTTTTGCCAAGGATTCTTTCTATCCTCTTGTGTTAATTCAAATATTTCTTGTTTCAAGTCACCGATTTCAGAAACCATACTCATAAACTTTTTAAGGTCTATTTCTACTTCGTTTCTTGACATATCACCTTGAAATTTATCTTGATCAGCCATTTTTAATTCCTCTAATTTTTCATTTTACGGTTTTGTTTTTCAATCCGTTCGTTTTCTTCTTTAATCCACTGTTGGAGCAATGATACATATATTTCACGTTCCCACGGCAGCATGCTATTGAGCTCTGTCAAACTATAACCATGATGCTGCATCATCGCGAAGTTAGTCTTATAATGATTAACTAGGCTGTCGTGAGAGAGGCTTATGTAAAAAAACTTGCTAAGCCTTTTAGCTCTACTTCTCTCGGTTTATTACATAAACTACACGTAATAGTTTGTGTATGCACCATCGTTGGAAGGTCATTCAAGAACTCCGTTAATTTGGCATATTGTGCAGAATTTAAACTTTCTAGAAAATAAATCAAATCTTCATGTGGAGTATCTTTTGCTAAATGCATTTCTTCTCCATCATATATTGCAATAATTAATCTTGCAAACATTTCAGATGCACCTTCAATAGTAGCTAATTTTTCTTCATCAATAGATTCGAGATCTACAATGTTGGGAAATCTAGCTTCTATTTTAACATCATCTGTTAATGCTATCATATTATTATCATGCATAACAGGTGGTTTTATATCATCCACTTTTATTTCACAAGGTATACTTCCTTTACAGTTTTTATCCTCACACTTTATATCTACTTCTATTATTTCTCCAACTGATTTTGCTCTCATTTGTAAAAATAAATATTCGATGTCAAACATTGCCAATGTACTAACATCAATTTCATCAAAAACACATACTTCTATGATTTCTGATACTGCTTTTAGCACTTGTTTTTGGTCCTGAGACTCGAGTGCCATCATTAAGATCTTTTCCTCTTTTACAAGGTAAGGTCTATATTCTACTTCTTGTCCAGTTGACGGAATTGTCAAACTAAAACGAGAAGAATTCAGTTGCGGTAACGCCATAATATTTTTCTCCTAAATAATTATATATTGTCAAGTAAATCTGCTGTGTTTTGTATTTGATCTAATACACTACTTCCAGCTGATTTTAATGATTCTACTAAATCTTCTTCTACATATTTATCATATGCAAAATTGATTGTTAAATCTTGATCTCCCGAGCTTTCAATACTCGAAAAACCGATTTCACCAATACTTATGGGATAAGCATTTATTAGCTTACATCCATAAATTGGAATTCCTTTTTGATTGACTTGTTGTATAACAATGTCAGTACAATAATCTGCTTTATAACCTACTCGATATGTTTCACTATCTACTACTGTTGACATCCAATTGTCAAACAGTGTTCTCATATAGTAATCATTTGTCAATATAAATGTCATTGAGACATCACTATCGATATAATCGTAAGGTATTTTCATTGATTGTTTTCCAACTGTTTTATCTGTAGTTGAAATTGAACGTCCTGGTAGAGATACTGTTTTACATAATAGTGTTATATCTCTTGGATCGTTGATTAAATTGCCTAATCCACCACCCGAGGCTAAAGTTCCGAGTAATACTCCAGGATCTTTATTAACTAATGAAGCTTTTGGTGGTGTAAAAAACACTTGAAATCGATTATTTGTGGCTAAACCACCCTTTTTACCGATTACTGATTTTAAATTTTCTATATCTAACATTTATGCCTCAGCGTATATTTTTCTAGAATATCTCCAAACACTATCTTTGGAAACTTTCTCGAATTGTTCTGTTGGTAAGAATATTGCGATCTCCCAATCGGGCATCGGAACTCTTACAAATTGTGACTTAACATGTGAATTCAAATAATGCTTATAACATGGTTTAAATTCTTTAAATTTCTTTACTCCATCTAACAAATTAAATCTTAATTTAGCTAATCTTGTATCATTTCCCACCTTACTTGGTGCTAATGCAAGCAACTCATCTAAAAACCTTGCGCGTACGACAGGTGATAGATAATGTAAATTCAATCCATAAAATCCACCAGGTGCAGGTTGTACTGCAATCGTAAGAGGAAATCTATCATAATATGGTAAAGTTGCTTTATGTTTTGGATCATAAAAATACATATACATATTTCCTGCAACATACTTAGATGCAGGATCCAAAGCTTCATCCTTCATAACTTTTTTAGGGGTTACAGCTCCAAGCTTTTTAACCTCTTTCTTAAACCAATTTTTTGCAGCATCAGTTCTCAGTGATATACTGTTTCTCGATGCTCCTGCTTGTAATGTATCAAATAAACTAGCCATAGATCTATTTATATCAACTCTTCAGTAGTTTGATACCTAAATTCTTTAATGTTTCTTCTGTCCATATCTGAAATTTCCATCCTTTTTTGTTCGCAAATTTATCTGCAGCTTTCCATTTATTTGTATTAACCACGTATGTAGAGATTTCTTTTATATATTTCTTTGTTTTTCTATTAGGAACCTTAGGTTTCATGGTTTGTTTCTTTGGTTTTATCTCAACCAAATACACTTCTTCGTTTTCCATAACAATTAATAGATCAACAAAATATCGATGTAATCTCTTATCTACATCGGATACGTATGGAATTACAATTTCTTCTGAATTCCAACCTTTAACTTTAGGATTATTTTCGCACCATTTGAAACATTGTCTTTCCCACAAGGATCTATATACCACATCTTTAGCATCTCCGATATACTTCTCTTTGTTTTTTATTTTATACTTACCTTTATAGCTCATAAATTTTACCTCTGATTCTATTTATAAGCAAAAAAAAGGACTCTGACGAGTCCTTATAAAACATCTTAAGAAGTGTCCTACTTAAAGGATCTCTCTCGTTTTTTAGCTAGAATTATGATTCTTTTGCAAGTTTTGCGAAATAACTAAGCGTATCATCATCGCTACCACCATCTTCCGATGGGATATCTGCAGCTGCTTCAACAAAATTTGTTGTTACTGCTGGAGCTGATGTTGGCATAGCTGGAGCTTCAACTGAGACTCCACCATCAATACCCAATACTCTATTTAATTTAGCTTTAAGCTCATCATAAGATTTGTATTGAGCAGGATCAGTAAACTCATTGAGTGAATGGAGTTTTCCATACAGCTCTTCAAGTCTAGTATCATCACCATCAAAGACAGCTGATACAGGTGAGAATTCAGACTTATCGTAATTAGTCCAACCTTCTACTTTTCTGATCTTGATTTTGAAGTCAGCACCTTCCCAAAAATCAAAAGGATTTATTGGGTTTTCGTCAGCGAATTGAGGTTGCATAATATCCATCACTTTATCAAAGATTTTCTTACCAAATTTATAAAGGAATACTTTCCCTTCATTCTCTGGATTAGCAGAATCTGAGACTACCATAATATTAGACACATGGTGTAACCTTCTTTTTCGATCACGCGCTGTTTGCTTATCTTCATCTCTACCAGTATTCCATAATTCTGAATTCATTTCTGAAACAGGATCTGGTTGATTAACAGAAGTAAGCGAGTTTTCGATATACCATAAACCATTCGGGCCTTTAAAGCCATGGTCCCAATATCGAACCCAAGGTAAATCTTCGCCTTCTTTCGCAGGCAAAAATCTAATAACAGCATAACCATTACCAGCTTTATCTTGAGTAGGTTTCCAGAAACGATCGTCAGCATATGACTTTGTTTCTGCTTTTGTTGAAACTGCTTCCGCAGCTTGTACGAGTTTGTCGATAGACGAGCTTCGCGAGCTCTTTAAATTTGCAAATGACATTGTATTTCTCCGTATTGCGTTATATTTACTGTATTATCCACTTTATTCATGATAATATATTCTTCATTATTTCTCTGCATGAACATGCTTGAAAATTAATGAAAGGTTCGTATTTCGTAACTTTCCGTTTTATACCTGGCCAAATAATGGTTTCGGTAATCTTCTTCGATTCACGATCAATAAACCCTAAGATTGCATTCAGAATTACTACTGTTTCCAGTGATATTTCTTCCTGCAACCAAAGTTTGATAATTATAGGATGTTGTCCATCTTTACTTTCTAGTATAGTGTCAAAGTTGTAATCGTTAACAACCATATAATTATCTATAGTATTTATATCTTTTTCAAAGCTATAATGTAAGGATTCATGAAACTTTTTCAGTTTCTTAAAATTCTTTTCACCTTCTTCATTTATCATATCACCGACGTAATTAACATCGTTTATAAAATTAGATACAAAATACATTTTTAATTCTTTACCATGATGTTTTGCCAACTTAGCAAAGAAAAACTTATCCTTCCTATTGAAGAATGATTTCGCTGATACATTTGATTTAAAATTATATTTAATAGCATCATACGAATCACTTTCAAAGTGAAGCTTTAAAGCATTGTAAAGTTTGTATGATTCGAATGGATCGGTCATACTGGTAACTTATTTCCTTGTTTTACTTTAATTAAATTCATATTCGAAGCTTCTGCTTCAATCTTTTGTTTGAGTGATGGAGATAATAACTTTTTAATATTACTATAATCCATTCCTCTGCTCTCAATGATGTGACTCATTGCATCTAAATAAGACATTTGACCTTTCGAAACAAGTTCTTCAACAGCAATATTGAAGCGTTTCTTTGTCATAATTTTATGTTCTAATACATCTGTCATTTATCAGATACCCTCACCAAGATACAATCTTTATTAATACGACCATTAGGAACACTGATCTTGGTTGTAAATGTTTCCCATAAGTTTTCTATTTGACGTTCAGTCTTACTCAATATTTGTGGTAAGATTTCGTCTGGTTTTCTAAGAGTTGTAATCTTAGAAAATTCTTCATTCCAATTATATACAGTTGATCCTCTTACTTCGAATCCTTTTTCTGTATCAGATAAGTACATTGCTAATTTTCTTGTTTTAGTATTATATACGAATAATCTTTTATTTGTTGGAATCATTACTGGATTAACTGATACTAATTTTGAATCAATATCTTCTACAAGATAATTTAATTTCTTAATTTGTTGATCAGAAGCTTTAACTTTTTTCTTACGAGGTAATCTTGCAGATTTAGCACTTTGTTTTAATCTTTCGAGATCATCGAATATTGTGTCCATTGTAGTTATCATCTTTTTAAGATCTGCTCTTTTAACATGAGAATAAGCTTCCATTGCTTGATCACATGTTTTATTATATGCATCTGATATAACTGTATATTCAAATTGTACAACTTCTGCAAACATTGTCATTGTTGCACCTTTTAAATTATGAGTTTTAAATAGTTCATAAGCATGAAATTTTGCGTTATATTTACCATCCATCCATTCATCAACAAGTAAATCCCAATCAACCATAACTGTATCATTCATTTTAGCTCTCATTCTATCTTGAATGGTGATTACAGGTTTTGCTTTTACTTTTGCTTTTGTTTCTTGAATGATTTTACTAGCTTCTTCCATTTTTAAAGCTATATTTGTTTTAACTTTTTCCTTATATTTTTCAGGTTGTTCCATACCTCTATAATGAAGTTTACATATCGTAGCTACACCATGATTTAATTTCCAATCAGCTAATTTATTTAAAGTTTTTGCTTCTTGTTCAGTATAACCTAAAACTTCAACAGTGTATTTTAAAATATCATCTTTCCAATCTTTTGGACCATAAAAATAGTTATACCAATTTGCTGCTTTTGTCCATTTTGTCCAATACTCATCTTCAGGTATTTCTACACCAAAATATGTTGGTTCTGGACCCATATGAATATCTTCGATACTCCTACGGTTTCCTCTCATTTTAACTCTACGTTTTTCAGTAGCTGTTTTCTTTGGTGCTTTTGGTAATGCCATATTTTATTCCTTATCTTATTGCTAGGGTCTATTATACCACACTTTCATTTAAAAGTACATGTTTATTATAATTAAACCTATCATATGATTGATCTTCTTTCATTGCTTTAAGTACAAATTCTCTATCGATTACATCTGTGATTTCAAAATCAAGAATTGTACCTTCTTCTAAAATGTGCACAGGTTTTTTCCAATTCCAAAATATAAATTGATCAAACTGTTGTCTTTGAGTATATAAACCTATTTTAATAAATCCGTTTTTAGGTAAATATTTAAATTCGCATTTACCCCATTCTGGATGTGTTGTATCATAACTATAATGATGACACAATTTATGTCCTGTAATTTCTGGAATATAATATCCCATCCACCATTCAGGCCATTCAAAATCTGCTCTAAAGGTAGTATTCTCTCCTTTGAGATCTGAAGCTAACTTATCTCTATGCTCTATAAATTCTTTTCCAACAATAGTAGATTCAAATTTCATATTTTTCTCCATTTTCATCATACCAACAAAGTTCGCACCATTCAAAATCACCATGATTACATGTATAGATGCTTTGTTTTTCCTTTCTTTCTTTTGATTCGTTCATAGTTTTAACCCATCCATCTGAGTTATCTTGCCATCTTTTATCGTTTAGCGGTTTATTCATAATTAAAGCGAGTGGACAGGGACTTGATAAGGAGTGCCGAGCGTTGCGCTCGAAGTGTCCCTGCCCACTCTAAACTGTTTATTTTTCTTTCCTTATTCTATCTCTTTCTTTACTTTCAGCTACAATTATAGAACTTCCAATCGCGAAAGCTCCTGCTCCGATAGTAATTAGTATGACAAATATAAAGTTTACTATTTCCCAATACATTCAACTTCTCCTCTTGGTATAACTTGATATGCACCTTTATTATATGCAGGTGCAACTGTAAAGTTTTTACTCTCTTCAATCTTCCATGAATTATCTTCATGCTTCATTTTTGCAGTATGTTTGCTTAAATCATAGCTGGGGTACTTTTCTTGATGCGCTTTTCGCTCCTGGTGTGCATCTAATTCGCGTTGCGTTGGTATATATGCGCTAAATTTAACAGGTGCACGTTTTTTAGATTTATATGCTGTGGTTTTACGTTTTCGACCACATGGGGAGTATCTCATACCACCACTATAGAAACTTGTTATACTCATAATGCTTTGATCTCCTCTAAAATAGATTGTAATGAAGTATCTGTTAAATAACCTATAACGTCTTGAGTTACTGGGGTATGATAACATATATCTCCTTCTTCGTTAAGTACTGCCAATTCCCATAACCCTTTGTTTCCGCCATAACTTCCATTGTGCATAACAACAGAAGCACCATAACCGTTTTTAAATTTATAGATTCTTTGAATACCATTAGGAAATTCTCCAAATATCTCAGTTGAATGTGGTTCTATCATACACCACCTCTTTGAAATGCTCTTACTAATTCTGAACCTGTAACTACGTTTTTCATATTCAACATAACTACTTCACCTGTGGCATTAATAGTTCTTTGAACTCTACCATCATTAAATTGTACATCCATAACAGATCCATCAGATCTACCTTCTGCATAATAACATGAATTTAAACTATGAGCATGAACTAATTTAACTCCATTTGCCCACTCTTCAGCTTCTATTTTAGCTTTTTGATAAGCTACTCTATCATCGTATTGAGTCATAATATTTTCCCTTCCTAGCACGTAGTTTGTCGATACGAGCTCTTTCATTTTCAATTAATTTATTATTTGTTATTGCCCAAAATTCGACCCATTCTGGATTGCGAGCACGCTTATGTGCTCGCTTAACAGCACTGATTCTTTGCATAAAGAGATCTGTTTTGATATCATCCATTAGAAATCTCCTTCAGCAACTTGAACACAAGTAAGACCGTTTCTTCTCCACATTTCAACAACTTTGTTTCTGTCATCAAATACAAGATCTGGTTTCCAATCTTGAGCTATAAGAGCATCAAGAACATCTTGCTTGAAAACCTCATCAGGTCTGAAATCATCATCTTCTCTAAGAAAGCAATGCATGAAATCTACACCACAATCTCTGATTTGAGATTCAGTGATTTCTCTGTGTCTTTCGTTTCTTGCAGAGCAAACTACAATCTCATGACCTACATCGGACATTTCCCTTGCGATTTGCATAATTGGAAAGTTTGGAGTATCATGCTCCATTGCATTGTTAAATGCTTCCCAATCGTTGTTACCATTTTGAAGATGTACTCTCCTATGTTCTATATCCATAAGAGTTCCATCTACATCAAATATTACTTTCATTATTAACCTAACCTTGATTCAATTGAATCTACTGTACTTTGTACTTGATCAACTCTTGATTCTATTGTACTTAAATCACCAAGCTCGCTATGCATGTTGCTGATTTGATTTTCCATATTATCCAATTTACATTGTAAATCTTCTAACATTTGTTTAATTTCTTCTAACATATTAATTCCAATCTCCATCTGAGAATTTGTTTGCATTATAAGCATCCATAATTCCAGAGTTTTCTAAAAACCTTTCGGTATCTTTATCAGAATAATACATATTTTCTGGTGCATTCAGATCTAAGCTTCCTACAGATTGATGACCAGCTTTTTTAACTGCTCTTGTTAATTTTTTATGAAGTTTAACTTCTTCTTTTATAGCTGCTTTACGAGCATCTAAAGCTCTAATTGTTTCTTGAAAAGACTTTTCTTCGTTTTTCTTCTCAGCTATTTTTTTGATCATTTCTAATCTATTCATATGACACTCCTTTTGTGTTTTTAATAGGGATATTATACCACAGTTTAAACTGTTTGTACATGTTTATTTTCAATTATTTTCTTGTAATTGTACAATTTTTTTGTATACTTCGTCTGAAGCAATAGAATCATCGAATGATTTTCCACCAATATTCCATTCAATATCTTTGTAATCATCGTTAAAATCTCTTGCATATCTCCAATCATAGATTGAGAAATATCCAAAAGTATCTTCTTCTTCGTTGTCCCATCTTACGCACCATTCAGTGGTTACTTTATCACCTTTTCCTTCGAATGCAGGTTCACCTAAAACTTCAGCTATTTGCACAAAAGAAGCAGTTAAATGACCTTTCAATGAAGATCCATTGAGATACGTTGTATCATCCATATTTTCTAATTTAATTGACATGTTTTACTCCATTATAAAAATATTCATAATCTAAACAAATATTCATTTCTTTTTCCAATCCATCACACATGTAATTTGGAAATAATTTAAATAACAAGAAATCAATAAAACTAATTTTTACTTGTTTTGGATATCCTGTTGCGATGTGTTCTAATCTTACTACGTACATATTTCTACCTTTGATAAACATAAACATCCATCCTTTCAGCATGACTAAGGGGAAGAAACTGATCGTAAGCTCTAGCGCGCTTACCATCGGTAAGAGCAGCACTAGTTCTAGGACCACGTCCTTGACACTTAACATAGAATTGAGAGTAAGATTGACTCCCATACCCGTCTTTCTTGGCGCGGGTTCCATATTTAAATCTTCGAAGCTCTGCGTTTACAATTGATATTGATTTACGTAGAGTTGCTAATTCAAGCATATCTCCAGCACTTTTTGTGTGTGCTGTGAATACAAAATTATTTGAATGTCTCATTATACGACCTCCAACATTGATAGTGGACAGTTCCAAAGTTTTCCATCAATTCTGACTTCAGCTTTAGTTCTGTTAATTTTAACAACTTCACCAAACTCGGTGATTTTTTTGCTGTTAATTTTAACTTTGTCACCAACACATAAAGTAGCTTTTACAAGCATATTTGCTTGAGCTCTAATGTTTTTTTGTTGATCTTTGACGAGATTAATAACCGTGCTTAAAGTTTGGTTATTGTCGATTTTAGCTATTAAAGTTGCTAATTTTACTATTTCACTTTTTTTCATATACACTCCTTACTGTGTTTTATTTTTAAATATAGGGATATTATACCACATCTTTTTGCATTTGTACATGCTTTTTTTCACTTTTTTTCATTTATTTTACACTAATTCCTTAATAATGCTTAATAATACGTTCCCATATTGAGCAAACCAACCTTGTTCTTCGGTTAGAGCAATACCATACGCATCTGCGATTATTAGTGCTGTTTCTGTATCTAAGAATAGATTACCAGTTAATGTAAATCCTGTTACGCTTAAAAGCAGCAACATGTGATCATTCATTTTATAACTATGGATCATAAATAGAATAGTTCCTGTAAATAATGCAAGATAACTAAATAATAGAAATTCTGCATTGTTACTTAACGCAAGTGTTAAACCTACGAATATAAAAACCGATGCAGTTATTTTTAAACCTGTCATCAGTTTTTTAGTTATTTGTCTCTTAGTCATTATGATACCTTCTTAATAAGATCTGTAAATTCTTCAGTCTTATAAGTATAAGGAAGACCTAAAACATATTGAATATATCCAACATCGAGTTCGTCTGTAAGACCTTCAGATTCTAAGATCCAACGAATAGCAGATTTTCTAGAACCTGCCATTGGGATATACTTAGTAACTAAAGCTTCAAACTCATCAATGTTAGCTTTATCCATAGCATCAATTCTTTTATTTTCTTCAGCAACAGCTTCGCTGATTCTATCAGCTTCAGCTTTTAACTCAGCAAGAGTCATTGAATCAAAATCATAACCACGATTTCTAAAACCATAAGCATCCTTATGACCATCATGAATATATGAAATAAGATCTTCTCTCTCGAGTTGAGCTATAGTAAAGATACCACGATCTTCCCAATATCTCACATCCGTAGGATAAAGACCTGCTCCTCTATTACTAGGATCTTCAGCAATCCAAGCTTTGGTTTTGGCATTTTCTGCCTCAATGTGATTGATTAATTCTTTTGATACTTTCATAAACACTCCTTACTTTGTTTTTTTGAATATAGGGCTATTATACCACACCCACCGGGAATGTACATGCTTTTTGTCAATTAATTTCATTTATTTTACCATATTCCATGGAAAGCATTTCCCGAATAAATGATACTCACGTTCTTTTGCTTCACGTTCTGAAGGATATTCTCCTCTCATAAATTGCTTAGCATGGACCATTTCATGTGCTAATGTACACATTTGTTCGCCCCAAGGCAATGGTTTATTTTCGTATGTTCTTGAGATCTCAATTTCAATAATATCTCCATCAATACATAAACCATGACAATCACCTTCAAGTTTATTTTTGAAGATGATATCAATTTCTAAATTTTTGAATAGTTTAAGTTCTTTACAGAGATTTTCAATATATTGATCAACTGCAGGTTTGTGTCTATAAACACCCTCAATTGTATAAATCAATGTAACGGTTTCTCAATTCCATTGATTACAATTTGATCAAGTTCCATTTGACCAATTATTTCTATTCCAGTTCTTTCTAAAACTGCATCACACATTATGTCCCATGAATCATTTGACATGTCAGACTTATCTGTAGCAAGCTGCATCTCTTTGTAATTTAATGGAATCTCCACTGGGTAACCTGTGGCTAGATGTGTACATTTTATACCGTTTTTCATAATAATACTCCTTATTTGATTATTTAATAGGGCCATTATACCATACCCACCGGGAATGTACATGTTTATTTTAAAAAAAGCTGATATTTGTTAGTTATATCGATATAACCAAATAGAATAAGAGTCTGGTGTGAATGGTTGTTAGCAAGTACCTTCTAACTTAGTTTTAAACGCACACCCGCTCACAGAACAATCCAAGCAGGGGTTCATTCTCCTTTTTTAGCTGTTGGAGAGTATATTGTGATTAGCTCTTCTTTACCTTTTACTCTGATCTGGCCAATCTCATGAGATACATACCCACTCGGGAGTTTCTTAAATGTAGCTGCTGAATAAATTGTTTTATGATCTATATATTCATGACGTGCAGCGGTAGCTTCGAGTCTAGCAGCCAAGTTGACTGCATCTCCAATAACCGAATAGTCAAATCTGGATTCACTACCCATGTTACCAACAATACAATCACCGGTGTTAATACCAGTCCCAACATTGATATCAGGAAGACCACGCTCTTGGTAGATTCTTTTAAGTTCATTTGTTTTTTCTTCTATTTCTATTGCTG